TGCTGACTGCGACTCTTGCGGTAGTTAGCAGTTGCGCTACTGTGAAACCCGTCCTGCAGAGTGTGATTGTAAGGGACACGGTAATTGTCACCAAGACAAAGTACCTGACAGACACGCTCGAACTTTACAAGGACACGACAATTTATCAAGACAAGGTACGCCTTCAGCTTCAGTACATAGACAGAAAGGTGTACGTTGAGGCCACCTGCTTGCCCGATACCATCCGAGTTACACAGACCAAGATTCTAACGAAGGAACGAAAGCAGAGGGGATGGACTTTGGAAGGTGCAGCGGTTACGCTTGGGCTTATCCTTGTGGTTTCGTACTTCATCAAGAAGTGGATAGATAAGCTCGTAGAGTAGGTTTATTTGGCTTCTGTTGCGTTTAAATGCAAAAGATAGGGCATTGCCTACCTTGAAGTATTTGGATGCGTTAGAACGCAAATTCCTTGTTTAGTTGATTTCAGTTGTTAGTTAAGTTATAAGTTGACTAATTACTAACTTAAGTTAACTTAAGAGTTGATTAAGTAATTAAGTTAACTACTTAACTTGTATAAAAAACAAAATAAATTTGAATTGACCAAATGACTGACCACATTTTTATTTATTGGGATGATGTACCTTTGGCTAATGACACCAAAGTACTACATCGGCAAGACGTTGAAGATAGAGGCGAAGGATGTGGTGATGGACTTCCAACCTGACAATTACAATCTTGGAACTGCCCTCACTTACATAATGCGAGCAGGCAAGAAGCCTCACAACCCTATCTGCGATGACATCCGCAAGGCCATCGCTCACCTACAATTTGAATTAGAACGCCAAGATGAGCAACGAGCAGCAAGCGAAGGAAGCCAAACAACAACAGGCCGATATGCAGTACTATACTAACCCTGCCAAACGCAGGAAGATAGACTTCATCTTGGAGGAATGCGCTACGCTGATGTCTAACTGCGAAGCCACATACAACGCTCGCCAACAGGCGAAGTACAAAGAACAAGAGCTACTCGGTGAGATAGCCAAGATAGACCTGCACTTCGCCATCCAATGCGGCTATCTGATACCCGACAATTGACATATAAGATTGTAGTCGGCAAGGTTCCAAGCCTCAACGCCTTCTATGCATCAAAGCATTGGACTGCCCGTGTGAAGGCAAAGGAGTTGGTATCAAGGGAGGTGATGTCGCAGCTTGACAAATATGACCTGCAAGAGATAAAAGACGTACACATCCATTGCAAGGTCAACTACCGATACGATATTGACAATGCCATTATGGCGGTGAAGTTTGCCCTTGACACATTTAAGACTTGGGGTGGCGTAAAGGATGACTCACGCAAATATGTGCATTCCTTAAAGTTGGTACACGATACAACAATTCTTAAAGACACGGCAGAAATAACCTTTAGTGGAGTTTTGGTCAATTCATAATTTTTGTTTATTTTTGTAAGGAACTTAAACCAATCAGTTATGACTTTATCTTTTTCTTCAGACGTTTACACCGAAATGGTGCAAGTGCAACAAGCACAAATCCAAGCACTACAAAACAAGATACAAGAGCTTGAAGCTCGTATTGAGGTTTTGGAGCAGCAATCAATTCTATTTATCTAAAACCAATCTATTATGTCAAAAATTATTTCAATCACCCCGACAGGCCAATGGCAAGATTTATTCAAGCTTGAGGTTCGCTTCGACAACGGAGACTTCGGTACTGCCTTTGCCAAATCACAGACCCCACCCTATGCCGTAGGCGAAGACGTGGAGTACACCAAGAACGAAAAGGGTACGGTGAAAATCCAACGTGCCAATGCTTTTGGTGGTGGTGGCTACACCCAGTCCGCACCATCTAGTCCTTCATTCGCTGCCAAGACAGATGACCGTTCCGCTTCTATCATTCGCCAAGTGGCGTTGAAGTCAGCAGTTGAGTACGCTTGCGCTGCACAACATGATGTCAACACCATCCTTGCCAACGCAGAGACCTTTAACGCTTGGATGACAGGTGCAAGTTCAGCTCCTGCATCACACACCGAGCATTTCGCAAATCGCAACGACCCTTTCTGATTGGTTTTATATTAGGTCGTTGTGTGAAGCCCCTCTACGGAGGGGTTTTTTTATGTCAATTATTTTCCTATATTTGTGAACCAATCAGAATCAATGATACATCCAGACCTACTATCTAACGAATCTTCGTTACCATACCTTCAGAGAGCCTTAAAGGGCAAGTACTACGACACTGGCAAGCTCGGTGTTTATGAAGTAGATCAGTACCTACGACTTAAAGATGGGGAGTTTGTCGTAGTGGTCGGCCACGCTAACGTGGGCAAGACCCACACGCTGCTTTACCTTATGCTTTTGCAGTCGTATAACTTCGGCAAGAAGTGGCTGATATACTCCGCAGAGAACGAAGTGCCAAGCCTCAAGCGAAAGTTAATTGAGTTCCTAGTTTGCAAACCGATTCAAGGGATTGATGAGGGGATGATGTACCGAAAGTTGGACTTCATCAACGAGTACTTCCAATTTATTGACGGCAACAGGCTATTTACCGCCTTTGAACTACTTGAGGTTATGAGCAGCATTAAGAACGAATGGAACTACACAGGTGCTTTGATAGACCCCTACAACTCTCTATCAACAGACCAAAAGAAATTAGGTAAGACAGGGATGCACGAATATCACTACGAGGTAGCCTCTGCCCTTCGTGTGTTTGCCCATCAGAACAACGTCACCACAATCGTAAACGCTCACCCAGTAACGGAGGCAATGCGTAAGGTGTTCTACAAAGGCCACAAATACGAGGGGATGGCGATGCCTCCCAACACATCAGACATTGAAGGCGGTGGTAAGTGGGGTAACAGATCAGACTGTGTAATTGTAATCCACCGCTTTGCGGCTCACGAAACCGATTGGATATACACCCACATCCATGTTCGGAAGGTAAAGGAGATGGAGTCGGGAGGGCGCATCACGCCCCTTGAAACTCCGCTTGTTTTGCAGAGCGTGTTGGGTAATGTTGGCTTTGTGATAAACGGGCGTAACTTGCTGCCAATAAAATTAGATGAAACACCTGCAAGCGATGTACCCTTCTGACGATAGCCACGACCTCTACATTCGCGAAAAGCAGCTTATGCTTGCGGGTACTGCGATGTGGTTAGCAAAGCAAGCAGCAGACAAAGCAAACGGCAGAGAAGTTCAAGATGACCTCCTGCACCACGTTATGTCTTGCCACTACGCAGACCTACTCTTGCAGCAGTTCATTGACTACCGCCAGTTCACCGAAGGCAAGATGAATGAGATGTACTTGGCTAACTCAAAGCTGCGAGTTGATAGCGAGCAAATGATTTATGAGATACAACGCCTGCAAGGGATTATTGAGGACTCGCTATGAAGCAAATCCTCTCACCCTTTCAGAAGTACGAATGCTTTGCAGTAGATGGGGTGGACTACCTAGTGGTTGACTACACTATCGTACAAGACAAAGATGACAATTTAGTGGAATGGGCGAGTGAGATGAAGTTCAAAAGACTAAAAGATCACAAGCACTTCACTATGCCGATAACCAAAGTAATAACCAATCATAAAGAGGGCAGAGCAAGACTCTGTAAATGCAAATGAGACCATTTGAACTACGTCAACTAAAAGTATCTAAAGAGCAATACTTTGCACGTCTTGGGTTTCAAGACAATGGAAGCCGTGCGCATAAAGAAAGCACCGCAAGAGCAGCATTCGTATCAGCATTCCGCAACCACGCAACCCTGCACGAACTCGGTGAGGCCATAGACAAAGACCATAGCTCGGTGGCGTATGCCGTAAGGATGCACAAAGACCGCCTTATCTACGGGGACTATCAGCACTACTACAAGGTAGCCTGCTGCGTTCTTGAAGAAAACCCGATGGCCTGTATTGACAAGCCCGACTTTGAGGCGATGGAGCAGGAATTAAATAAACTCAATGAAGTCGTTGCGGAGTTATCTAAATACAAGGAATTGTATTTAACTCTTAAACGCACATTTGATGAATTTTAACGTAGGACTTTACCCAATCTATGGGCTTATCGTAGGGGCTAACTGGTCAAAGACCGACTACCTTGAAGAAGATATTGTGATGCACACGGTGCAATTTGCTCTGTTTGTTGTAATTGTAGAAATCACTTGGGACTCCTCGCAGTATTAGCAAAGCGGCAGACCGATTGGATTCGGATGTGCAAGAGTTTCGGAGCGAGTGATGACCTTGCCCAAGAGCTTACGCAGGAGATGTACGTCAGATTGTACAAATACGTTGATGACGCAGAGAAAATAATGTACAACGAAACGGAGGTCAACACCTTCTTCGTGTACGTTACTCTGCGAAATATGTACGCCACGTTGATGCGTCAAAGGGCAAGGTTTGAGTTTGTAGATGTGGACATCCTTGAGGAGTTTATCTACGAGGAGGCCAACGAAGATGCGGAGGTACAACTCATCCAACTCTACGACAGGGTGTGGTCAACCCAAACTGACTGGCATTGGTACGACAAAAAGATATTTGCACTTTACCACAACACCGATATGAGCATCCGTACTTTAGCGGATGAAACCAAGATTTCAGCACGTTCCATATTCAACACACTAAAAAATGCAAGAGAGCGAATCCAAGAAGACTGCCAAGACACCTACGAAGCGTACAAAGAAGCCAAGCGGCTTGGGTGATACCATCGAGACTATCACAACTGCCACAGGCATCAAGGCTGCGGTGGATTGGTTCAGCGAAGCCACAGGCGTGGACTGCGGTTGCGATGCCCGTAAGGAGAAACTAAACAAGCTATTTAGATACAGGAAGCCAGAGTGCTTGACCAAAGAAGAATACGAGTTTGTCGGCAAGATGCGAGGTAGGAACACCGTCACCGCTATTGAGCAAACGGAAGTAAATAAAATCTACAACCGAGTATTCAAAGACTCCGTGAAGCCAACTAACTGCGGCTCATGCCTTCGTGGTAGGTTGCAGGAACTAGAGACACTATACAACGCTTATGTCAGTTAGTAACGAGCGCAGGCAATACTCCAACCAAGTTGGGGATATTACTGCAAAGCGGTTTGTAGAGGCTTGCGAGGCCATCGGCTACTCTTGTGAGAAGTCAGACCGCAACACGGACATCTACGATCACATTGACTACTTCGTTACACGGCTAAATGGAACAACATCCGTAGATGTAAAAGGAGGCAACCACCCTAACACCATCTGGGTTGAGTTCAAGAACGTAAAAGGTGACAATGGATGGATGTACGGCAAAGCCGAGTACATTGCATTTGATATGCCAGAGCTTGGAGGGTTTGTGATGGTGAGAACGCAGGAGCTTGCACGGCTATGTGAGCAGATTGTAGAGCCTGTGTTTGTCACAAAGCAAGATGCTACAAGAAAATACTACCAAAGAGAAGGCAGAGAGGATGTGATAAGCAGACTTGAGTTGCCAGACATTCAAAGATTAGTTTCATTCAAAG